AAAACCACCCTGCACTTAAAGCCGCATATTTAGGAGTAGCCAGCCAATCAGGATTCCCAAGCAAATCCACACCAAGACCAAGTCCGCAGTTTGCATAGTTTTCCTTGCCTGTTAGCTGGATTAAGCCACGCCCAATGTACTTTGCCGCATCTTCAGGCGTTTCGTTACCCATTCTACCGACATAAACTTTAGAAGCAATGCGTTCAGGTTTGCGGGCGTATTCTTCTGCGTATTCTTCGTTAGGAAAGCGTGAAGGCCATGTGGCTACCAACCCTTTAGCAGAGTAGTTTAAGTTCTCTGTAAGGTGTTTAAATCCGCCTGATTCGTGCATACATTGACCAATAAAAGCCGCTTGGCGTTTAGGGGTAGAAATGTCGTACTTTTCAAAGGTTTCGTTAAGCGGTTCTAGCCATTCAGCACCTAAACCTAGCTTTTGTAATTGTTCATTCGTCATCGCTTTGACCTATCTTGATGCCTGTAATTAGTCCAATAAACCCACCCACAATGGTCTGAAACGCTGGGGATAGCATTTCAAAAACTTTATCGTTGTTTACTTTATCGTGAAACAGTCCAATAAGCATGACGGCTACCATAGCCATTAAGATTGCGGCTAACGATACAGTAGCCACCATTGTCATCTTTTCAGAGTGCTTCATTTAATGCTTTCATATTGTTTGTAACAAGCTTCTAAACCAACCCTTATTTGGTCTGCTCGGGAAGCTTCCCTGATAAGAAACTCTGCATCCTCGGCAGAAAGGGTTGCCCCAGTTCCACTTTGTCCATTTGCGGCTTGTTCGGCACGACTGGGGCGTTTACGCAACTCGCTAATAGCATCGACAAGCTGAGAATTGATAGCTTTAATTTGGTCATCTTTGTCTTTCCTTATTTTGTCTGCGTCTGCTTGATATTGGTGTTCTTTTTCACGGATTACTTTTTCTTGTGATGCCTGTTGATGTTGGCAACCACTAACAAAACCAGAGCAAAATAGAACAATGGCGGTGATAGCATAAACAACATAGGTATTTAGTCCAAACATTATCTAAAACCGCTTAATCGTGGGGAAAACGCAAAAGTTGCTTGATACGGGTCAGGTTTAACTGGGATATTGTCATCGACCAAAGCCATAATATTCCAGCCGCCAGTAAAGCGAAAACACCTAGCAAAACCAATAGGGGCAATAACAGTAAATTGAAATAGTCCGTTAGCTTGAACGAAGCACCAGCCAGCTTTCGCATTGTCGTTGTCCTTAATAGTCTTGTCGCCACGAACAATAGTGTAATAAGGGTTATGTAAGTAACGCAAACATACGCTGTACGCTGGGTTACGCCATAGCCATTTAACTTGCGACCAATATCCGTAGCCATTTAACTTTAAAAAAGTAGCATCCCCGTCAAGACTGTTATCAGGGGTCATAAATAGGTTTAACCAGCTTGGTAATCGTGGCCCTATGCCCCAATAACTATGATTGTCACACCAACCCATTTGTTGAGTAGCAAACGCAGGTAAAACAGGGGCAATAATGACTGCAATTAGCGTCATTAGCAAGTTATATACGACCAAGAACGGATAGAGTATGTAAATCATCTTATAGGGGAAACTGTGACAAAGCGAAGAACAGCCACAAGAATACCAATAACAACCAAACTAATACCATAGTATTTGGGGTCAATAACCGACTGTAAGTAAGAAAAGTTGTCTAGTAACGCACCTAAGACGACCAATAAAAAAGAGAACCACATGGTTCTCGATTTCATCATGCGTTTCATTTTTTAACAAAAAACTCAGTTATATAACTAATTAAACCGCCAGCTACGGAAGCAACGCCCATCAACGCCCAAAGACTGCCTTTAGAGCGTTCAGCCATGCCAACAAGGTTTTCTAATTGACCTTCCATCTTGTCAATTTTCTTTTGCATTTCGTCAAATTTATGCTCATAGGATTCGACTTTTTGCCAAAGGACACCATATCGAACTAAATCAATACTTCCCCTATCTTCCATATTTAAGCACCAAATACTACAAAATTACCTGTTGTAATGTCAAAGTTTGCACCATTAGAGCCAAGACATTGAATAGAAAAACCATTAGAGTTTTGATTTGTAACAATGCACCAAATACCTGTTGTTGAAGCTCCAAGTGCAGAAGCACCTGATATAGCAACAGCATAAGTTCCTGATACTGAATTTGTAAAATTAACTGTATAAAGACCTAATCCAGTTCTAGTAATGGAAGTAACATTATAAGAAGCATTAACAGTTAAAGGTGAACTTGTATTACCTGTAAAGTTAGCCCATGCTTTTGCTAATACACTTCCAACTGCCGCAGTATTCTGAACAGTAGAATCAGGGAATGTAATTGCACTACTTGTGCCGTTAATAATTGTGGACATTATGCTTCCTCTGCTGGTAATGGTGTATTGCCTTCAGCTACCCATTTTAGGTAGGTTTGGTAGTCTGTGTTGTCAGGTGAAAGCGGAATAGAATCTGCCCCATTACGAAAAATTGCACAAACTTCACCATCAAGATTTTTAATTAACTTATATGTTGTCATTTTTATAGTTCCGCATTAAATCCAAGATACATACTGTTTGTATTAGAACCCATTTGAGAAGCTCTGCCATCACCACATCCACTAGCTACCCAACCTATATTCACAGTATCAACAGAAGATGTATTTATTGACGGAACAGAAGAACAAGTAAGCAATGTGTTTCCTGTATAAAAACAATAATCGGATGCCGTTCCTGTAGTGCTTAATGTTGGTTCGGTTCTCATCGTTACTTTTAAAGGATAGCAACCATAAGCTACGGCATCAGCTAAAGTCATTCCATTCATAACCCATTTTCTAGATGGATTTCCACTCCATTTTTGATAATAACGCTGACAAAGGGCAAATTCAGTAGTGTATTGACGATACTCAAATCCAGTAGCACTACTTCCTACTTCTAGTTGAACACCAGTAATGTAGAAAGTTGCTCCGTTTGTTCCTACTACGGATGTTGCACCTGTGGCTGAAGTGTATGTTGAACCTGACCAGCTACCAGCAGTTCCGCTATATGTTGAACCACTACCAAGACTTAAAAATAAAATAATTCCAATGCCGTTAGTTGTTAGCCATGTTCCGCTTGTATCGCCAGCAATAGTTATTGAAACAGAAGTCCAAGTATTTGCAGAAGAAATTGTGTAGCTAAAAGGATATGAACGGCTACTTGCACTATTTCTTAATGAACCGCCAAATGTTCCTGTAAGGCTTGAATATACTTGAAATGACAAAGTTACAGTTTTAGCGTTAGCAGTTCCCCAACCTAAATCGGCAACATTGTAACCTTCAATGTTTTGTGCAATTCCAAAAATATCGCCTGAAGTAATTGAATATGCAGATAAAGAAGTAAACCCCATGTAGTTAGTAAATCCTACTGGTGGAGTTACAGAACCAGCATTTTGACCAATAGACAGTTTACTTGTTTGAGTAGCAGAAGCACGCCATCTATCTAAATAATAAGTTGAATCAGCCATTGGATTTACTAAAGCACCAGCATTTCTTTGGTCAATAACCATTGCACCATTGATAATGCGATTCTTCATAATACTGGCATTTCCAGCACCTAGATTGCTTCCTGCTACGCTTGTTCCGATTACATCGGCATTTACTGTTCCGTAAGCCATTATGCTAATTCCTCATCTGTTGGTCTAGCTAGTGTAGGGTGTTCCCATTTAGCAATGTAATCGCCTTTGCCGTCTGAATCGTTTTGCAATAAGATTGTGCCGTTTATAGGACTAAAATCCAAAGCAGTTAATTGAGGATAAATTTTTAATAATTTTTCGTACATTATGCACTCCTTACCAAACAACCACTAAATTGACAAGTAGTATTACCTGAAGAATTTAGTGTTTTTGAACCACCTGAATTTTGATATGCGTAGACTTCAATGTAATCTGTAGTGCCGTTGCAATAAATCAATGCTGATAATGCACTAAAAGGAGTGTCCGCTGTTACTGAGTTTGGATAAGGGCCATATAAATAAACGCTTCCATTTTTGTAGAAAGCAAGCTCAGATTGACCAGTCATTGCGTTAATTACCATCGTGGCATTTACTTGATAATACCCAGCAACAGTAGGAGTAAAACGATAATTTGTAGTTGAATCAAAATTATTATTTGTGTCAAAATTTTCGTTATTCCATTGAATCTTTGTAAATGTTGAATTTGAAAGTGATTGGCCGCCATTTGCAAAAGCACTAAACGCTGGCTGATTTCCGCTAACCATTACTGTGCCAGTAGCGGCTGGAAGGGTTGCTGTGTTCGTTCCTGCGGCAGAAGGTACAGTTAATGTAACTGTTCCGCTAGAATCACCTGAAATTACGACTGAGGACATATTGTTTTCCTTTAATTTCGTCTATTTTAAAGCACTACCCAGCGTTCGTCAGCAGGAATTGTTACTGTGACACCGCTATTGATTGTTACAGGGCCTACTGATTCTGCGGATTTGCCTGTGGACAAAGTGTAATTTGTAGTAACTACTCTAGCGTTTTCAACAAATACTTCATCGCCACCACCACCTGTTGCTCCACCGCCTAATTGACCCCATGCACCACCTTGGTAGCCTTCAAATTGGTCTGTGTCGGTGTTGTAACGCATTTCACCATCAACAGGGCTTACTGGGCGTTGAGCCGTTGTTCCTTTTGGAATCAACATAAACTCTGTACCGCCAAATGTAGGGTTTACAAATGCAGTAGTAAATTGTGTGTACTCAACAGCATTACCAGCAACAGTAGCAGTAGCCACATTGATAATCTTATTGCTGTTCATGTCCAGTTGACCCGTCATTGGGGTCTGACCGTCAGAAGCTACTGAACCTGTCAAGGCGTTAGCCATGTCAGAAAGCGTTGTATTAGCCCATGTAGAACTAATAGTTGTGCCTGTTACTACTGGATTCCCAGCGGGTAGGTTATATGTACCTGAGCCGTTTCTACTCATTTTGATTCCTCAGTTATCTCAGGTTTAGTAGCTGTATAGCCACCTACCAAAGAATTGACGATTACTTGCGACTTAGCAGAACTCGGTTTAGTTCTTGATAACTCTTTTAATTTTTCAACGCTATTAGGGTCAGTTAATAGTTTAGCCAACATTTCAGAGTTTTGACCAAATCTAAATTGATCCCACATATTTGCTATTTTAGACGGTTTAAACACAGTTGTTGGAATATTTCCAATGCCACCGCCTTGTAGTTGTTCTTGAATCATTTGGTTGTACGCAGTCTTAGAACCAGCGGCTTCACGCTTGCCTTGGGCTTCCAATACATCCATTAAATTCTCAAATCCTTGGTACGCTTGCATACCAGCAGATTCAGTAATCAATGTGCGTAAGTTGTCTTTTTGTTGCTTGTTGCCTTGAATAGTCGAAGCAAACTTAGCACCGCCAAATTGATTCTCGCCACCAGCCAAGTTTTGAGTAGTTTCGTTAAAAATACTTTCAAGGTTTTGGCGTGTCCACTCAGGCAATGCTTGTGGGTTCTTTCTGCGTAACAATTCAGCAGTCCGCTTGATGTCTTCAGGGTACAAAGACACAGGTTTAGGCGGCATTAAAGCTTGTGCAGGGTTAGCACCTTCGGCTAATTGACCTACAACGCCTTCTTTTAGCGGTGTAAATTGAGTTTTTTGAGCAACTTCAAACTTACGGCTACCTTTAGCGTAGTCAGGCGACACATTGTTCAAAAAGTCGTCTAATTGACGGTTTGCAGACCAAGTGACACGGGCGGCATTCTTTTCTGCCCCAGTCATAGCGTTCATTTGCTTGCTGTATTGGTCATCCAAATACTGTTTAGCGGCAATTAAAGTCTTAACTGAGTTAGCAGGTTCGTTTTTAACGCCATAAGTGCCAGTAGAACGCACGGTTTCAACAGCATCAGCAATGCGTGGGTTTTGCAACATTCCAGCAATGTCAATATTTGGCACGGCTTGCTTGCCAGCTTCTTTAAAATACGGTTCTACATTGCTTGTAAGTGATGTTTCAGCACCTTTAATAACATTACCAGCAGTCTTTTCAAGGTTTCTTGGGGTTGCCGATGTCGGTGCGTTAGGGCTAATACCTTCAACAGTTACGCCAAATGCTTGACGGTTAGCTTCAGGTCTGCCAGCCATAAAGGTTTCCATAACTGGAGCACCTTTTGTGCTGTTTTCTACGACACGCTGTACGCCAGTCAATGAGTTGCCGCCAGTTACTTGTGCAATAGCTTCTGCACCTGTCAATGGGTTGCCCATTGTGTAAGACTTTTTCATCAAAATGTCAGCCATCTTTAATTGCTCGGGCGTAACATTTTTTAATGATTTGTTTACTAGGTCAGCACCAGTAGAACGCATGGCAGTTGGAGCACCAACAGCACCCATTGCACCACCAGTAGTCAAAAATTGAGCAACAGGACTTTCAATACCAGCTTCTTTTAAGACTTCAGAAGTTGTACCGCCTACACCGCCTTGCAAAGTAGAACGACCAAACTGAGCCGCAATATCTTTGCTTGCTTCAACAATTGGTTTTTTCAACAATGATTGTGTAGCTGTTCTAGGGTTAAAACCGCCACCACCCATCATTTCAGCAGTAAAGCCAGCTATGTTACCAATCGGAGTATTAAACTCAGCCTCGGGCTTAAAAACACCCTTCTCTGTCAAATATGTTTGAACTGGTGCGGCAGGGCGTGGTACTGGCATATTTTCAGTAGTTGCATACTGATATAGACGCTTGTAGTTCTCGGGAGCACCCAAGACCATATCAAATACACCAGCTACGCCTTTTCCTACGCTTTGTGCAAGCTTACGACCTGTACCTACCTGTTCAGATTCAGGTTTTTTGTACAGTACGCTTTCGCCATAGTTTTCAGCTTGTCCAGCAGACAAAGCTTCAGACGCTTTAGCTTCTTTGTAAGCTTCTGCAACAGTATTGAACTCGGGCGTACCCTTTAAAGCTTCGTTCTTTACTATCCAATTTGCGTAGTCTTCTGCTCCAGCCATTATTGACCCCCGATAATTGCATCAGCACGAGAACGAACAGGTGAAACGCCACCAGCTTCAGGTGCTTTAGGAACTGGGATTGGTTCAAAAATGTTTGGATTAGCGTCAATAGTGTAGTAAGGAACAGCATTAGGCTGGTCTTTTTGCAACGCTGTAAGCATACTTTGATGTTGACCGTACTGGAACTTACCAGCCCGTTTAGCCGCTTCAGCCAATTGACGAATCTCACCAGCAGTAAAGTTGATGTCACCCGAAATAGCCCGTTGAGCCAATGCACCTTCGGATTCGGTAACAGCACCTTGTCCCTTCATTTGCTGACGACCTTGCAATGTCAGTTGGGCAAGACCTTGAATTGCTTGGCGTGTATTGTTGATTTTGGTCTTAGCATCATCACCAGTTGCCCCAACCATGTCGCCAATTTGTGCAATTTGAAGCTTCTGATTAGCACCTGCACCAGTAAACAATTGATTGCTGTTAACAGCGTTGAGAATACGGTTTGCCGCATCAGCTTGTTGAACAGCACTACCAGCACCCGCTTTAGAAGCCACCAACATAGGGCCAACTTCACCAACAGCACTTTTACCCAAGAAATTACTAAAGTCAAAGCTTGCCGCACCTGATTTTTTAATTTGGTTTACTTTAGCGTCAACAGCCGAACGAATTTGTGGTGTCCATTTGCTAGGGTCAGCAGGTACACCAAGCAAGGCGGCGGCAGTTTCAATTTCGCTAGGTACATCAGGCATTCCCTGACCAACAATTTCACGCTGTCCAGTAGCCATATTGGTACGGTATTCGACATCACCCTTCTTGTAAACCTTGCCTTTAAGCATTTCTTCAGCTTGTGAGCGAAGAATTGGATGGGCGTAAGGGTCAAGGGCAATCTGCATCATCTTTTGGAAGTCAGGTTTGCCAGCAACCATTTCACGAGGAATAGGTTGGTTATCTTGTGTAGGGCCAGCCTGTTCAGGAGCAAGGGTTTGTGGGCTTGCCGCTTGTTGATAGTCAGTAAGGGATTTAGCTTGACGGTCACGCAATGCTTGAGCCATAGCGGTTTGACGCTCGTCAGCCTTATTACCAGTATATGCACCTAAAGCCGCAGTACCTAACTGGGCTAATTGCTGTGTCCAAGACGGAGCAACATAACGACCTGAAACCATTTGACCTTGCTGACCTTGCATACCCTGTTGAGTAAGCAATTCAGCCAATCTGCGTTGACGGTCAGCCGCTTGATATTCGCTTGCCAGTTCAGGTGGAACTGTTTGTAATTGAGTTGGGGTAAGACCGCCAGCTTGTCCAGTAGTAAATGATGCCATATTATTCCCCGTAATTTCCCCAGCCGTTTGTACCCATGTTGTAGTTGCTTAATGGGTTTGAAGTGCTACTGCCTAGTTGACTAACTTGGTCTTGCAACATTGGGCTAGCTTGTGAATTTAATGCCATATCTGCCCTTGCACCTAATGTGCCAAGCATATCGCTACCTGTACCTACTGGAGCACCTTGACGCAGGGCTTGAGCCAATGCAAAAGGGTTTACGCCACTAGTAGGTGCTTTCATGGTGCTTAAAGCTTGTTGAGCCAATTGACCGCCCTGAGAATTCAAAGCATTTTGCAGACCTTCACGCCCTGAAGTATTCATCATTTGAGGGGCAATATCACCACCTTGCATAGCTTGCGGGGCGAAAATGGATGTATAGGGATTGTTCATACCAAACCTTTATAAATGTTTGATTCTGCCGTTATGACATTATCAATTTTTTTAACCAATTGGACAATAGCTTCGTACTTTGTTGGGTGATTTTTTTTAATGTATTTAAAGCGTTGAGTGCTGTCTGCCATGTAAGCCGTGCAGTTCCAACAATCTAGGCTGGAATGGGACATTTTTAGTCTTTCATCCAGTTCTACGCCCTGTTCTACCAAATAACCCAATACCTGTTCTTCGCTCCATTGCTCAATAGGTAAGCAATACTCAATACCGTTTTCAACATACCCCGACTGAATCGGAGCACGGTGGCCTTCTGAATTACGCTGACCCCTGATAATCCCTGTAACGCCTAGCTTACGCATTTCAGCATCGCAAGGAATCCAAAAGTTCTCAGAACAGCACTCAAAATAGCTACGCAATTTAAAGTCTTTAATGCTGGTGACGGATTGACCTAAAAGCGTGTAATTTACTGGGACTACATCGACTGGATAACCTTTAGCCTTGATTGATTCGGGTTGATTTGTTTTGATTTCTAGGAAATGTGGCACTTCTGCCTTAGTCTTTTCCATCAAAGCTTCAATTTCAGGGAAATTAGCCCCTGTATTGACCCAAACCACCAAAGTCTTGTCTAAATAGTCTTTCAGTAAATGCAAGCAAGCAATAGAATCTTTACCGCCCGAAAACATCAATGCGACCTTTTCGTGGCGGCTATAAAACTCTTGCATTAGAACGCCATAATTCCAGCCGCACCTAATGTAACCAAGCCGCTAGTCATGTTTGACTGACCTGCCTGTTGAGCATTAGCCGAAGCGGTGTTGTAGTTACCTTCAGCAGTAGCCGCACCTAGCAAATCAGCACCTTTAGTGGTTGCTTGCTGTGGAACGCTTACATAGCTAGGGTTTGTAACTTGAGCACCAGTTCTAACAGCGTTCAAAGTGTTCAATGGTTCGTTACGCTGGTAAGCCGCTTCGTTAAATCCTTGTTGGCGGGCTTGTAAACCTGTACCAAAACCTTGTGTTGTAGCACCTAGCAACGCATCGTTTTCACGCTGACCTTGCAAACGCATAGCTTCTTCGTATGCTTTAGAACCAACGGTAATGCCTTGATTTGCTAGGCGTTGTGCAGTTTGCTCACGACTTTGCTCAAGCTGTGGTGCTAGACGCTCCATGTAAGCTTCTTGGTATGTCTGGCCTGGGTCGAATCCTAAACTAGCTAGTTTGTCAGTAGTAAACGGGTCTTTTAACATACCCTTTACATAATCAAGACCTGTACCAGTTAACTCGCCAAGACCCATACTGGTTTGATTTTGATAATCAAGCAGTTTTTGCTGTTCAGGGGAAAGGGTCTGTGTAACAGTCCACATAGCGTTACCCCATTGGTCGGTATCGCTAGGGTTCATTGTGTACTTCAATTCGCCATAGGGCGTAACTTGATTTACACGATTTGCCGCCGCCGCTGTTCTAGCCGCTTCTAAGTCACCTGCCGCAGTTGCTTTAGCCGCACCTGTGTAATCAGGTGGTGGGGGTGAACCGCCTCCGCCTTTTCCCATATCTTTCTCCTATAAACCTACACTTATCTTTTGTCATTACAAAGAACAACAAATCGCCTGAAGGAAAAACATCAAGTAATTGGGCTTTTTCCTCAAAACCTAAATTCTTTACAAACTTTACTGAAGCTTCATTGTCACTTATTACAGGAACAATGATTTTATCTACGCCTAATTGTACAAAAGGATAGTCAAAAATGATATTCAAATATTCAGGTGTCATTTGCCTAGTAAGGGCTATATGGCAGACTACGGAAACCTTGTTGTAGTCCTCATACCAAACACCTGCACATAGTTGACCATCTTTTATCCATCCAATTGCTGTTGAGTTTTCAGGGGTAAATACCATGCCACATTGGTTTGCCACCCATGGCCCAACAGCCATTTTGTCTAAACAAAGCATTAAATCACGCTTCCACGCTCCATCACATAGTCAGTTGATGCCCAATGCAGTTCAATCCCTTGTGATGCCACATTTAAGTTTACTGAACCTGCGTAACCAAGTCCAGTAACTCCTTGCCAAATTTTTGTAGTCACCAATCCACCGCCCCAGTTAGCTTCATCCCACTCAGATACATCCCAAAGTCCAGTATCAACAATAGATGGGTTAAACGCTATCTGTCCAGTTAAAGGAACTGTGTCAAAGTCTGTGGAAATGCCGCATAACACGGTCGGTAGTCCGTTATCCGTTTGCAGTATTGGGCGGACAAGGGTAAATCGCTTTTGTTGTCCACGAGTATCAAAGTAGTTGTAAGCCTGTTGGCAGGTTGCAACAATGTTTGTTCCGTTGTCGCTAGTTTTGGCATAAAAATCACCAACAACACCGTTACCACCAAAATGAATATCCGCATCGCCTGACACTTCCCAACAATAAGCTTCGATTCCTGTGAATCTAGCCCAAGATTTAGTGATTGTGTGCATTACATACTGTTCCATACCATTATTGGTAGGAATAGACAAAATAAGCATATTTTCACTAGCAAAATAGTTGATTTGCCAGCCAAAGTTTGCATAGAACTGTGTAGCCGCTTGGCTAACAGCGTAAAAAATCTTATCTGTCAGGTTAACTCGTGGGTCTAGACGAGAAGATTGCAATGCCGCAGTCAACGGAATAAGACCGTCTTGGGTTAATAGTAATAAATCCCCGCCCCATTTAAAAAAGCATCTACGGCTAAAGGTTTGACCCATTTGCCATACACCAACCAATGACCAATCAGCAGGGTCGCTTGGGTTTGAACCTTTATAAACAATGATTTCACCCATGCTGGTGACAAATACTGCCATGTCATCAACACCATAACCAGCGTCAAGTGTCCATGTACCCATTGCTTGTAGATAGCCACCATTACGGGCTACACCACCAAGCGGGAATCGGGTCAAAGCACCACTAATTTCGTCAACACCGCCATACCAAAAGTCTAAAGTGTCTTCTTCGCAGTAATACAAGCGGTTTTTGAACAAGTTAACATTGGCTAACTTACTGGAATCTACGCCAGTTAAGCCAAATACGGTGTAAGTGCCTACTACTGTGGCATTTGCCGCTGGTGCGGTAGCCATAGTGTAGGTAAATGTGCTTGCACCTGTGACATCAATAACATAAGTGCCGTTGTAATTTGATTCTGTTGCACCTGTAATAGTTACTCGGTTCTTATCTACCAAGCCATGTGGTGCGGCAGTTGTTACGGTAGCAGTTAAATTGCCTGTGCCGCCCCTTGTAATAGTGCTAATTGTTTGGGCAGTTGTGGTTGTAGCTTGAAATGCCCATGCTGTACCGTCATAAACCAATGCAGGGTCTTGACCACTTACGGCAGTTAAGAAATGACCGCCTGAATTGGTTAAATTGATGTGTTGCCACTTGGCTGTGGTTAGTCCGCTAAATACTTGGGTTAGCGTACCTTTGGTTTCATAAATCTTGTCATCGGCAAACGCAAAAAGGTCATAGCTTACGGCTTTGGTGTAGTTCATCAAGCTGTAAACCTTGCCTGTAATGCCTGAAGCTGTCAGTCCATAGCCCTTACGCAATGTCACATCGGTAGGGGTAGGGAAGAAGTTAACCATTTGAACAGCGTCAAGCGGTTGCATTTCTGCTAATGAATCTCTAGCATTCCACCCGCCAATAGGGGCAGGAAGTGAAGCAGTCAGGGCAGTCTGTTTTTTAGCGACCGCCATGATTAAGACCCGTAGCCAGTATCAGGGATATTAGCCCAGCCAATAAGCACTTTACTTGGTTGCGGAGCAAACGATAGATTTGGACTGCCTTTATCGTTGGCTTTAGCAATAGACAAGTAGCGTGTGTAATCTTGTTGCAATGCGGTTGTGTCAAAAGACTTAATTTGGAAATACTTTAGCTTGGTAAACAACACCATGATGCGGTCATCAAAGAATGTAGTGTCGCTATCAGCGGTAAAGTAATTCTTGATTTGTCCTGTGGCGGATTCTGCCCAACCTTTAGAACGGTACTCAAATCCAAGGTATTCGCTTGTATTCATTGGTGGCCAAATTTGGAACTTACCACCATATAAACGCCAACGAACTCGTGGGCCTGTTGAAATATAGCCCGACTTTAGCCATTCCCATTGTTGAGCACTTTCAGGGCCTAACATTTCCCAATGCTTAGACTTGTCCCATTGGGTACGGTCTGTGATGGTTTCGTAGTCATCAGGAAGCGGGTAAATAGTACGGCTAAACTGTACGGATTGACCGACTTGGTCAGCCGAGCACTTTTGGCTAACGGTTACTTGTGTGGGTGAATCAACCGAAACAACCTGTGTATCTTGAGGAAAACTACTGCCAACTACGGTGTAATTGCTGTCAATACCAGTTGTATCGGCTAATCCAGTTATTTGATACGACCCATTCAGGCACGACCCAGTTGTTGTTAAATATTGGGTGTAGAACCTGAAGGGCTTTGTCAATGCTTGCCAATCGTATTCCTTAGTCAATTCGTAGCCAGCACCGTTCATCAACGCCAGCACTTGCTGTACATCTTGCGATTGATTACCGATTACATAGGATGGAACGGCTAAGTTCAGTTCAGAAGTTACCTGCTGAACCAATTGGAGCATTGTTGATGACATATTAGGTTTCCTCTACGGCTACCGTTTTAGATTTACGGGGTTTCTTTTCACCAACAGCGGCAAGTATATTAGCCATTTGTGCTTGCATTTCGGCTAACTTCGCTTCTGTTTCTGCCTTAAGTTTAGCATTTTCTGCTTCTAAATTGGCAATAATTTGCTCGTTTTTGCTAACATCGGCTTCATCTTTAGCAACACGCAGGTAATTTACTGCACGGTCACGAAAAGCATGGGGTGACATACCAGCCATCATACCCAAACGCTGTAACTGAGCATCAGAAGCACTTGCAATTTGCTCTACGGTGAAAAACTTGATTGCTTTTAATTCTTCAGCTTGTGCTGTTGTAATCAAAGGCCATTGTGAAAGCGGTGTACCTGACATACTTGGGTCACTACCATGCTTGTTTACATAGTTAGCCCATTGGTGCGGGAATTGCTGTTTGTGGTCTTCACGAACAAGGGTGTCGATTACGCTTAAGCTGTCGCCAGCTACATAAATCTTGACCATATCCACATCATCATAGATTGGGCGGCCTTCTTCTTTCGTCTTAAAGTCGTTAGGAAGGGCTTTTTTGTAAAAAATTGCTACAAGTCTTGAATTTGCCTGTAAGTCGTTCATGGTAATGCTCCTAAGTGGTTAGGTTAATACAGTTAAATAAAAAAGGGGCTACCTACTACCGATAGCCCCCGTCTTTGCTACATATTCAGCTATTAAACTGAAGCCTTGCCAAACCAAGCGTAGTCACCTGAAGCAAGTGCTACGGTTGGGGATGTGTAAGCACCACCAGTAGCCGCTACAACGAATGTAGTGGTATTGATGTCGCAAACAGTTGTAGAAGCGGCAATGGTCGCACCTGCTTTAGCGAACACATAACGCTTACCGTCAGAACCAAAAGTTTCAGCACCCAAAGGGCCAAAAGTAGGAACTGTTGTACCAGCAGAGTTTGGATTGGTAGTTGTAACACCATTCAAATCAATGCCAGCGATAGGGAGTACTGTATAAGTCATGATATTTTTCCTTTATTTATCAAGTGGTTATTAAGCAATCAACACGCCTTGTAGGAATGAGTTGGAAGTTGTGAGATTTCCAGCCCAGCCAAAAAGCTTAACGATAGCGTCTTGGTTAATAGACTGACGCTCACCACCGATAGGTACAAAGTTACGCTCTTTGTGAGGGCGTAAGAAGATGTAGTTAGTGTTCAAGAAGAACATATGGTTAGTAGTACAAGCATTGCCTACACCACCATCCAACACTACATCAGCACTTGTTCCACCACCGTAGAACTTCAATGAAGCAAAACCACCAGCGGCAGATTCTTCAGAAGTAATACGCTGAATAGCTTGCAATGACTGTACATACAATGAGTAGTAGTTATTGTCAGCTACGATAAGGTCAGCTTTGTCGTTACCACGAACCAATTGAATAGCCAAAGAAGTCATGTACTTTTGGATGTTTGTAGAAGAAACAGCCGCACCACCATCGGTAGTACCTGAATACTTCTTAGACTGCCAGAAAGACCAAGTTGCACGGTCAATACCACCGTAAGTACCTGTTGTTGGAACATCAGGAACAGCGGCCGCTAGACCAGTAATGTTCTTGCCACCGTTACCTGTACCGTCACCATAGATGTCAGTAGAAATACGGTTCAACAAACGAGCTTCAGAAACTTGCATACGACCGTCTAACAAGTCGATGATTGCTTCTTTACCAGCATTCTGCAACATTTCTAAACCACTCATTGTTACGCTATCAGCGTACTGAGTAATTGAGTATTGAGCCGCAGAAATTGGGCTGTCAGGTTGAATATTGATAACTTCGTAGCCAGAGTAAGAATTTGCATTGTTAGTCGCTGGGTCGTTGTACATGATTTCTTCCAAAATCACATTACCACCTGAGAACGGCTTTACATTGCCTTTAGACTTCAAACGGCGTAAAAGTGCGTTGTTGTTTGTTAAGTTGTCTGCCAAATCACCGCTACGGCTTTGAATAGTAGTAGCGATAATATCGGTGATTGCTGAGTTAGCAAATGCCATGATATTTTTCCTTTAAATAAAATTAAAATCGGTTGCCTGTGAAGTTATCCAATTGGGATTCCAACATAGACCGCCTATCCTTTTTATCGCTTGTGGCTACCACTCCGTTAGGTGTAACAGACCGTGGACTTACCGCAACCGCTTTAGCTTTCGCTACTTGCTGTTGTCTGCTCGCTTGGTTTTGGGTTTTCGACACAAGTTTTTGTATCTCTAACTCCCTTACCTCGGGAACATTCCATTTAGCTTTCTCGTAAGCATCATCTAGGTCTTTAGCACCACCTTGCTCAAGTAGTTGAGCCATGGGGATTCTTAGGGCCTCGAAATGTGGGTACTTCTCTGTATTGCTTGCTACTTGGGTAATCTCACCCATAAGTCTAGTAGTTTCTTCTTGTTCACGCCAGCTTCTAACTTGACCAACTTCAGATTTAAGAGCATTTAACTCTTGCATCAAAGCATAGTTAGGGTCGTATTGTTGTTGCTCGCCTGAACCTTGTGGTAATTGTACGCCATAATCCCGTGCAAGCTGTTGAAACATTTGGTCTTTTTGTTGGGGTGTACCGTTAGCCAACATATAGTGAGCACGACCTAATGATTGAATCCAAGCAACAGGGTGAATTCCAGCCTTTTGTAGTTCGGGCAAGAACGGTTGCATAGCTTCTACCAAGCCTTTTGCAGATTCAGCTTCTTTACGGTAAATGCTTACGCCATTCTTAAACTCGTTTTCACGAGTAACGGCTGTGTATTCAGCAAACTTACGGGATTCTTCAGGGGTTAACGCTTCCCCTTTTGCCATCTTTTCCCAAATTGGGACAAACTCTTTTTTAAATGTAGTCGGGCGTTGTATCTCTTTTACTTCACTAAACTCGTCAGCCACATTACTAGCTTGTCCATCAGCGTTAAATTCTTGATTGGAATTGTCTTGGCTACTGGCTTCCGCCTTGGACTTGAAACGACCTTTTTCGTCACGGTCTTCTTGGCCGCTGGCTTCTTGACTGTCTTCTTGGCTACGGTTTTCGGCTTGGATTGGGTCATCATTTACCTCAATATCTCGTTCAATAGGGGTTTCAAGTGTGCCTTCTTCGGCGGCTTCAAACTGTTGCTCTAGTGCTTCTCTTAAATCTGCCATGCTTTTCTCCAAGTGGTCGGATGGTTAACGAAGTTTCTCATTTACTACATTGATGAGAGTTTCCTTCAATTTGTGATTATATTGTGGCTTATTTGCCGTAGTTTCCTGCTTTTCGTTGCCAACTTCAATCATTTTGTGCTGTTTCAGGTGGCTTCTGTGGTGGCTACGGCTTTTAATCCATGAGCCATCTACCTGTGACACATAGCCTTCAATGTCAGATTGAACCATTGGGGCTTCTCTAAATGTCATTTCCTGCTTTTGTCGCCATGCTTCGTCAGCTTCAGGGCCTTCAAAGGGAAGATTCCAATAAGCAAGGTACTTTTCACGGTCATCGAACTGGGATTGGTCGTATTCCTCGTGGTCAACCTTGCAATGGGTGCATTTAACGGTGATTTTGACTAATGCCATTACATTTTCCTTATCAAGTCAGGGATTTCTTTCCAATCTTTGCGTGGTAGCGGGCAAATGCTGTCATACCATGCCCCATTCTTCCAACGCCAATCTACATAGTCTTTTTCAGGTAACAACAGAATGCACTTTACGCCCAAAGCACCAGCTAAATGAGCAGTAGCTGTGTCAACAGCCACCACGCCCTTCAATGCCTTAATGTGTCGTGCAGTTTGATACCAGTTCTTACGCCATCCATCATCAGGTAACGGTAAAAACATATCGTCTGTTTCAGGATTAAGTGAATAACAGTCTAAACCGCATAATTCACGCATGGCTTCCACAGATACAGACTTAATGTAATGCAATGGGCCACGACTTGCCGCCCAATTGATGCCAACTTTAGGTTCAATGTCGCTTGGAATTACATCCAAGTACCCTTCTGACCCAACAATCTTTTCACGAGTAACGGGAAATAGATATTTAACTTGTGCAGGAGCATGAATAGCGAAGTACGCCAATGACATAGAGCCGACCCAATAATCTGCTTCTTGAACTTCAGGTAATTGAGAATCATTTGTAGATAAGTCCACGCAAGGGTACTGCACTAGGAACGGTACAAGGGACTTTTCTTGTAAAACAATCAGTTTTTTAGCACCCCATACCTTGAGCATAGGCAAAAAGCGGTAGAACTGGAATACATCACCAAATCCTTGCTCCATTTGTACTACGATTGTCTTGTCAAATAGGTCTTGACCTTGCCAAACAGGTGCTTTAGACCACTTTGTCCAGTTTTCGTTTAATAACTGTCGTGTTAAGGGATGCCAACGATGTTCGTATAGCGTGAAACCTTCCTTATATTCGCCAGCGTTCAAGTGTTTGAAAGCGTCTTTGAATAAATCGTGCGGGTTCTTCATAAAAGCATTAAAAGCGTTTCTTCATCCTCAATGTTTTGGTAATAATCAGCCTTCAATTTAGCCATGTACGCATCAAATTGACGCTGACCTTCCTCTAGGGCGATTTTTCTTAGCAGTTGTAGTCTTTGTGTTTCTAATTCAGCAATGTATCTTTCTGAATCAAATCTAGGACTTGCACCTGCTTGTTTAGATTCTACTTCAACTAACTTAACTTTGACAAGTGATTCAGGGTCTATTTGTTTCTGAATAGTTAAGCGTCTGCGTTCGTTCTTATCGTTGATGGCTTTTTGCAGTTTTGCTTCAACAGCGGCAAGGTGTTTACGCCTTTTATGACCACCATCGTGCATATCCATTTCTTCGCCACCGCCTGTGACATTACCAATCAAGGTGGCTACATCGTTTTGGTCAATTACATAGATTGAACCAGTTACAGGGTCAACCTGAAAGGCGTACCCTTGAAAAGCATTTGGCTGAAACGCTGTTGTCACAGAACTACCCAGCGGCTACCGCTTGGAACGGTTACGGTTTGACCTGAAGCTACGGTCATAGGGCCAACAGAACTTGCTGAAGAACCACTAGGAATGGAATAGCTTGCGGCTACTGTATTGCTGTTAACCACCAAGCCATTGCTTGCACTCAATTGTGGTGCTGTTAGGGTCTTTAACGATGGATTGTAGGTAAAGTCAGCCGACAAAGCAGGTGTTGTTGTGCCTTGACCATACGGTACATAGTTAGTTGTATAGGTTACGGCTGGGGCTTTATTGTTAAAGGTATTCCAGTCGGTGCTAGACAAATATCCATCTGTACTGGTTGTTGCTTGGCTAATGCTAATTGCAGGTGTTGCACCACCGCTAGAAGCAATAGGGGCTGTACCAGTTACGCTAGTTACTGTTCCGCTAGGCGTAGTAATAGTGAAGTTAGGGTAAGTACCAGTAACGACTGCACCGCCAGCACCAGTAATGGCTACTGTTTGGTCAGGTGCGGTATTGGTAATGGTGAAATTAGGGTATGTACCGCTGGTTGAAATGCCAGTACCACCAGTTAATGACACAGTTTGGTCAGGGGCTGTGTTAGTTACAGTCACAGAACCTGCCGCATTGCTTACAGAAATAGCTGTTCCTGCTGTCAATGGAGCATTTACCCATTTGCCGCTGGTTTGGTCACGAATAAGTAAGTCACCATTAGCAGGTGTTGTTACCTGTACATCGCCCTCGTATTGACCTAAAGCACCGCCAAAAGCAGGGCGAATAAATAATGAACCATTTGCATCGGCATGGACTACGGCACAAACTTGCACTTTAGCGTTTGGTGCGGCTGGTAATGTCTTTGTAAGACCACCAGTTACAGTTGGGTCATAGTATAGGATTTGACCGTCAACCCATGCTTCTGCACCGCCAGTAGTGTTGATTCCACGAACCAAACCAAAGCTAGTGACATAAATCCAATCGTTTAATGCACCGCTTTCAGTAGCAACGCCCATAATGTAAGACGCTGTTGATGGCGTAAGTCCTGTGGCTGGAGCACCAGTTAGACCACCGCTTGAGCCAACCGTGCCAGTAAACATGACAACCTGACCTTCAGTAATTGCGGCAGAGCATTTAATGCGGAAGTAAGTTTCTTCACCAATTTGCTGTACTGCGTTACCGCCTTCCATTACTAGGCTAAGTGTCTGAATAGAATCGGCATTGTCCCAATACAAAGTACCTTGGGCAGTCGGTAAAGTGGTCGGTGTGATGTCAAAATCTACGGAATTAGCGTTAGCAATGTCGCCATTGTCTGTAACGGTAACGGTAGAATTCTGAATCAATTTACCCGTAGTAGTGTCAAAACGGGCAATAGCATTATCTGTTGCAGAAGCAGGGCCAACTACATCGCCACCCAATGATGGGGAAGAATTGGTAATTACGCCAGTTGAATTGTCATAGCTGATACCTGTACCAGCAGATACAGATTGTCTTGCTCTAGCGGTCGTAAAGTATTCGTTTGTGCCTTCAGCAATGTTGGTTGTTGTCAATACGACTGTTCCAACCTGCCCGTTGACGCTAGTTACTGCATCCGTGTTATCAACCTTTTGCCATACAGTTCCGTTAAAGATTGCCCAATCCCCGACTTTCCAATCGGTAATGCCGTTAAGGTTTGTGCTTCCTGCAACATCCACGACATAGTAGTAACCCTTAGTACCCGTGCTACTTGTGAGCGTAGGGCTGTTTGTTGTTGCATTCCATGTGCCTTGATAATTTAAGTCACCCTGTAAAGGGATTTGTGAAGCTGGGACTTTACCGCCAGCATCTAATGTTGCTACGCCATTAGCTACGCCAGCATTAAGTTCTGCCGCTGTTCCTAGACCAACAATAGTGTGGTCAGCATTCCAGTTTGACGGGCGAACAATGGATGTATCTGCGGCATCAGGAACGGTGCTTACAAAGGGGTGTTTTACGGTAACTGTCATTGGTTATTCCTGATAATAGTGCCTGAAGAAATAGTGACATTCTGCGTATTGTTGATAGTAGTCGTATCAAGTATCAGGTCTGCATCAGTCGTACCTACTGAACCATCCATGACCACGGTTGCCCCGTTGGACTTGGTGATTCTAAAAAATGAAGCCGTGCCGCTAGTTACGGCAGTCCCAGTAATAGGGGTTGTGATGGTTAAAGTACCGTTTGAATCAGTACCAAAAGCACCGCCAATGACCATACTAGCTAAAACGGTTTGACCCGAAATAGCTGTATTTGCATTGACTGGCTGAGTTCCTGAATAGATAAACAGGATTGCATCAGCCCCAGCGTAGGTAATTAGACCCTGTTGCTGGGCGTTTCTAGTGCCATTGGAATAATTCAGGTTTGATGCCATTACTGAACACCAACAACTTTACCGTTTTCGTCACGAATAACTTGTTTAGGTTGGTTCAACTTCTGAAGCAACATAGCAATCATTTCGGTCAATTGCTGGTTACTTGCGTTCATTGAATCAACAGCGGGTTTTAACGGATGATTTGCCATATCTGAGAATCCCATAGTGTCTTGAATAATTCGTGCCTGTTCTACCGCTTCGACATAGGCCATTTCGCCTGAATCTAAACCAGCAGAAATACGGGCTGTTTCAATTTTAGTAGCGTTGTCCAAGTAAGCAAGTAAAACTTCACGATGACTGTCAAGTTCTGCCTTCATCTTAGCCAATTGTGCTTCGCTTTCACGGTCAGCTTGATTGCGTTCAGCTTCCAAACGGAACTTAATAGCGTTCTCTTGGGCTTGCATTTCTTGCTTATTTTTCTCAATCTCAATTTCAGCCTGTTTAAGCTGTAATTCCATTTGACCTTGAGCCTGAATCTGTTGAATCTTAGCTTGAGCATCAGCTTGGGCTTTTTGTACTTCAACAGGTGGTGGTTTTGGCTGACCTTCCATAGCTTTAGCTTGCTCACGGAACTTATCAGCAGTTTCGTCAATAAGTCCTTCCATAGACTTGCCAACTTTGAATGCAGATACGCCAAACTTAAGCATTTCAACAAGCAATGGTGTCAATTCAGGGGTAGATTGAACGGCAGGTACGGCTTGGCTTAAGAATCCACTAACTGCACTCAAGAATTCCATGCGGTCTTGCTTTTCTTGCTGTTCATCCTGATAAATCATGGAATCGCTAGTGACTTCAATACGGAAATTACCGATATTTGGGTCTTTTAGCAATTCAATGGCTTGTGGGACAAGCATCTTATCCTGCTCAGACATTTGGTCAACGCCTGACATACGCATAATGGTTTCAGGCTGGAAATGCTGGCAAATGATTTGGGCTTTAATCTGCAACAACTTGGTAGCGAAGTCCACCACATCATGTTGCATGGTCTTAAGACGACCTGAAGCGTTATTACTCTTAATAATCTGAGCACCAAGCGTTTCATTCGGGTCGGTCTGACCACGCTGAATGTCGGCAATACCCATGATTTCATAGATTTGACCTTTGACCTGCTCCATCGCTTGATAGCATTGGGCTAAAGCTTGGGCAAACGGTGCAATATCTACTAAATTGAGTGCTCCAGCCATGCCTTGTTTCTCAGCAAAAGCCGCCCAGTTCTTAACTGGAATCAATGTATTGTTTTCGCCTTCAGAAAATAGACGCTGTAACTCGCTATTCGATGCGTCATATACACCACGCACTTTAAGGGCGTTGATTAAACCATCAATACGGTCACATAAGGTATCAAGTTCCCTAGCTTGGTCTTGATACATTGTGTAATCAGGGATTGGTTCTAAGTTATCCGTTGAAAGTGTGGAATACAACGGTTTTGGACATGGCCAAAAGCCTTCCAAACCTAGTGGGTCATCACGCTCGTCAAGGATTTCACCTAAAGACTTGCTTACCCATAGAACTTTCTCAGTTTCTTTGTCCCAAATCTCATAAATCATGGCCTGATAAGCCATGTCTGCATTCTTAGCGTAAGACTTAGATTCTTCGGGCTTGGTGTCTAGTGGAATCTTATAGCCTAATTCTTCACCAAAACGCTCTACAAGGGCGTTACGATTCATGTACACCTTACGCCATACCGCAGTCACTTCTTCCCATGTACGGGCTACTGTGTGACCAAAATCACGCCAATGGACATAATCTACTGGGGAACATTCGTATTCGATTTCTTCACCAAATTGTTCGTCTGCTCCTGAATTCTCTGCACCTTCGTCAGCTTCTACATCTTCTGTAATCTGTGTGCCGTCATCTTCTACGCCATAACTAGCAATATGCGGTTCATAACGAACCCAAGCTGTACCACGACCACCAATAAGACGGTCAAATACGCTGTTTTTCATAGCAGATTTGTAGTCAGAATAGTGCTCTAACTCAAATTCCAATGCTCTTTCAAGCATCATTGACGCTACTCGACCGATTGGGTCGTTGTCTTTGAAGCGTCTGCTTACATCAGGTCTTGGTAAACGGGCGAAGATTGCTGGGGTAATGGTCTGAACATTTGACCAAAGGATATTAAAACGGCTATTTGGGTTGTTTTGCTGGCGTTGGTCGTCACGGTAACGCTTAACGATTTTGTCTGCTCGGCCTTCCCATTTCTTAAAGCTACGGTCATAAGCAGAGATTTGGTTATACCAATGTTCGTACTTATGCGTAAATTGAGATTCTTCGGCCATATTTATATCCTACCTGTTGATGGTTTTGGTACAGACTTCCACAGTTCATCCATTGTTACTTCATTGTTGCCAACCACGATACCCCTAATAGGCATATCAACGGCTTTAATCTTCTCTTGCTCACGCCAAGCTACTGCCAGCATCCTAAATGCGTCTGCCCCGTGACTTGCCCAATCATGCCGTGGCTTATCTCGAAACATCTTTTTGTCGTCATCGTATTCACGCTGGTACTGTCTTAAGCATTCGATGCCTTGTTCACATTTTTCAAGGTCAAACCATGCTCTAGTCAATGCCATACGAGTTGCTTGAATTCCGTCTTGAACTGACAAATTAGGTACTATTTTAAGTGATTCTAAAGGAATTTTGTCAGAAAGTTGCTCAATTGTTGACTTTCCACCGCTTGCCATAGTTTTTGCTCTAGCGTCATGCGGCAAATAATGCGTGTCATATTCGTAGTCTTTAGAGTTAATAAATCCAGCGTAAAACGGTACGGCTTGACCATGTGCTTCAAAGTATTCAAGAACTCGTATCTCACCATGAATAACTTGGAAGAACCAAATGCTCGTGGAATCGCTATAACCCAAGTCCCAAGCAGTATTGACCTTGAACAATGGGTCGTACTCAACCGTAGTAATTTGTCCCAAGTCTGTCAGCCTACGCATTTCTTGACCATAATATGCCCCAAGGATTGCCGCTTCAAATGAACAAAGGAATTCTTGTTCGTATTGATTGGCGGACATAGTGGCTTGTGCATCACGCAATTCTTCTTTAGGCAGTAGTCCTGATTGGTCTGCCCTTAGTGTTTTTGTGTACCAGTTAGGGCTTTTAATACCTTCGTTGTATATATCCCAAAAGCCATTGTGTCCTTTAGGCGTTCCAATAAAGGTAGCCCATGTCTGATAGCCATTTAATCCATTGCGGTCAACCAGTAGTGGTCGAACAATCTCACCCCATATACGGGGTTTCATGTCTGCGTACTCGTCTAAAACTACGCCATCAAGATATAGACCACGCAAAGCATCAGGATTATCAGCACCAAATAGCCGAATTTTTGCTCCATTTACCAGTTCCACCCATAATTCTGATTGATTTGCCTTGACCATAGCTGGTGCGGCATATCTTGTTAAGTAATCCCAAGCAATATTTTTGGCTTGTGCGTAATACGGTGCTATGTAGGCATACCGTGCGTCAGGTTTGTTTTCAGCTAATGCCCTGCGAATACAGTCATTTATGCTAGCTACTGTCTTTCCCGCCCTACGATGGCAGACCAAAACAGCCCAACGCTGGGTTCTGTAATGGAAGTCTTTAAATGCGTCACGGGCTTTATAGTCAAACTCGTGGACTACCTCAACTAATCCTTCCATTTGAACACATGGACTACTGGCTTTTCTTCATCGCCAACTTGTTCAACCCGTGCTAATTTAGGGACATGGTATTCAGCGACTTGCATAAAGCAATCAAACGCAACCTTTGGCCCTAGCTTTTCGTTCATAGCAATCTCGTCAAGCCATTCTTGTAGCTTGTGGCTATTCCCATCCACAAATCTTGCAATCGCTTCTCTAGCGACCGCTGTGGACTTATTAGGAGTACCAGCGGAACGACCGCCAGTCTTTTTTCTAGTTTGTTCTACTTTAGAACTCATACCTTATCCAAGTGGTTGATTAAGATACATTAAGTTTATCAGCTAACCTGTTGTTTGTAAAACGCCCTTTCCCATTTCTTGTGACGGAAGTAGGGAATCCATATATACGGGAATAGGATAGATAAGCGAAGTATTGCCCAGTTAATGAACTTCCAAGGCTGGGGCAGGGGTCGCATAATGTCTAGGAATAGCACGGCACGAATGCTGTCTGTGTCGTTTAATGCCATGTGGGTATAAGTGTCATCAAACAGTACACATTTACCTTCTTCCCAAAAGTACACTTCCCCACCGTTATGTAGTGAGCATTGTTGGAATTGCGGTACTACTACCCCTAAGTGCATTCGCAGAATTCCTGACCACGGGCCTTCATGTGGGTTTAGTAGTTTGCGTGGGCCAAGTACCGATATATAGGCAGAAATGACATCTTTGTGCTTATCAACAATAGACATGGCTACTGGGCAGTATTGTTTGTTCTTGCCAAAGTTAACCCCTGCGGCTTTGAAAAAGAACATACGCCAACGGTCGTCATTACTTATGTAAGTTTGGTCAGGGCTAATGCTTTGAAAGTTGGCGAACTCGTCATACCGCTTTAATAGTTCTTTGACTTCTGCCTGTATTGCAGGGAAATTAGCTTCTAATTCCTGCGTGATTGGGTGTAGCTGGGGGTCGTAAAACTTCTTGTCACCCCATAAACTGTATTTGTGGAACGGCTTTTTAAGTAACCGTTCTATCCAAAGAGTATTGATTTCCAATTTTTAGAATGGGTCTTTTCTAATTTTGTTGAATTCACGCTCAATAAACGACCTGCGTTTAGCGTTCTTTTCTTCTTCTTTGTCTAAGCTACTTGTATAGCCTTTAGGGGCTAACAGGCTAGCTTTAAGCTTTTGTGGTTCTTTACCATCTTTGGCTTTTGCCATGGAATCTTTACGGTCGTAGTCCATTACATATCCTTCATAGCGTCTTCAAGGTGCTCTCTGCGTGGTTTTGCAGTTTTAGCGGAATTTTTAAAGTCTTGTGCGGTTGGGGCGTTTTTACTGCCAACTTTGTTCATCTTTTCGCCTGAACCAGCTTTAATGCGTTCACGCTTGGCATGAATATTGGCGTAAAGACCGTTTTTCATGCGTTATCTTTTACATATTTAGCGTATGCGTCTTCAAGGGCTTCTTTACGAGTGCCTTTAGCGGCTTCACGCTGTACATTTAAAGCAATGGCGACTGCCTGTTTTTTGGGCTTTCCAGCTTTTTCTTCACGCTTGATGTTCTCACCAACCGCTTCTTTTTTGCTTGATTTCCATAATGGCATGATTATTGTCCTTGTTGCATCATTAGAAATTTGCGGTCGGCTTCAGTCATTTGACCCATGCCTTGACCCATGCCACCCATGCCTTGCATAGCTTGCATTGCCCTTGCTTTTTCGGCTTCGCTAACTGCACCTTGACCTGCTAAGCCATTTATGTCCATTGGTTGTGGAAATGAAGCTTGTGGCGGCAATTGATTCATTTGATTCATATAACCACGCTCTCGTTCGCTAATAGCACCTTGTCCAGCCATAGGGTTTTGTTGGCGTAAAAGTGCCGCTAATGCTTGTGGGTCGTATGCTGGCATGATGTTTTCCTTACTTTAGGAATTTAAGTTTATAAACGGTGGTATCAATCAATTCGGCAATGCCGTCAATTAGATTTTGTATAGGTGTTTCTTGTGGTAACTGGGTGCGGGCTTCAGCTACAAAGCGTTTTAAGCTTTCCATGTAAACCAATGGGTCTTTAGGCTGGTGGTAAGCAGACGGAAATTGCTCAATCTTGCCGTAACACCCCATATAGACTTCAACCACGCCATCCACAAGTTCAGGGATTTCTTCGTAGTAAGCACCCAATGCGGAATGCTTGCTAAAACTATCGGTTGACCAATGGAAAAAGTGGGCGTTAGTGCCTGAATGCAATAGAGTTGCGGCAAACATAGCCATATTTTCGTGCATATAACGCTCCTTTTGACCTGATTATAACTACCTTTTACGCAAAATCCAAACACTCCAGTAAGGATAAGCTTCAAAAAAGTTCTCGGGTTTTTCTTCTGTGGGCTTGTATTGCGACCGAACAAATCGGTTATAGCACTCCACATCAAACACAAAGCCGTGTTTATCAAACAGTTTGTACCAGTAAGCAATTGGCTGAATATTTACATGAGTGGGGTCGCCCATGTACATTTCTTTTGTTTCACCATCTTTTACTGCATCTAAGCATACAAACAACTTACCTTTTTTAGACAACACCCTGTTAAATTCAATCAAAATGCTGTCCATTAGGTTTTCGGGTATGTGTTCTAAGACTTGGGCGGTATGAACAAGGTCAACGCCACTTTCTAAAACAGGTATATCGGTCATAGACCCGCAATGCAGGGGTATTTCAAAGTGTTTTGCACCCATTTCAATCATGCTGGGGTTCAAATCTACACCTAAAACTGGATGATTTAGCTTGGCAAAACCTTTAAGAATTGACCCACAAGCACAACCAGCATCAACAATTAAGCCATCAGACGGTGTTTTACAAGCTTCTGTGACCATTTTGGCGTATTCTTCTTGCCAATATCCATGACCAAGATAATCAAGGCCCGCTTCCTTGTGTTCTTCGTAATACTCTTGGGTGTATTCAGTTACCGTTAGGTTTTGTATGAGCATTTAGCATATTCACTAGGTTAATGACCCCATCAAGGTCTTGAATTCGACTAACTGCCGAACCTTTCCAATTAAGCATAAACATATCTTGGGCGGCTGTGAACTTCTTTTTACTGTCTGCCTTTATTTCAACCAGTACGGTAATTCCGTTCCGACCCACAATAATGTCAGGGAAACCCCCAGCAACACGGCTAGTATCAAACACAGAGCAACCCAAATCACGAAAAGCTTTAACAATTTCAGAATGGTTGGCATCGGTTCGTCTAGCGTATTTGCTCATTTAATTGCTCTAACAAATCTTCTTCAGAGAAACCCCAATATTTCGCAAACCCTTTATGTCCAAGTGCGTGAACTGAGGAATCACCAAGTCTGTGATGGTAGGCACATAGGGGGATGACTGGGGCGTTACTTCTTTTGCCGCCAAATCTTCGGATGTGGTGCATTTCGACTGGGGAATCTTCAAGGTTTCGAATGCCTTTTTGTTTGCATAATAAACAGCCATATCGTGCCAATTTAGCATAAATGTCTTTTTCTGCCTTAGTCGCCATTGGCGTTATCCACGCTAGCTTGTTCTAGTTTTTCTGCGGATTCAGCAATATCTACTGATATTTCCATCATCAAAACCGAATCGTTTTTAGCCATAGCAACTTCATACATTTTTACAAGGGATTTAAGAATCAATAGTTCTTCGGATAAGCTAATCATAGTGTGAATTTTTCCAATTGTCGGTTGTTTGCTGATTCGGTTTGCCATGCTTGAAAACGCATCTTGGCGGCTTCTAATGCGTACTTTAATTCCTCTACCTGTTCCGTTGCTTCGCCTATTGCGTGACCTAAGTTTACATATTCTTCGCTGGCGTAAGCTTCACGCTCTTGACCACCTAGACTTTGTTCGCCTGATTTCTTCATCATAATTGCCTTTAACGAACTCTTGTACACCTCTAGCTGGGCCAATTGACCACGGGCTTTAGCATACGCTTTTCTATGTGTGTAAATGTAATTGATTGCTTCGTGTGGGTCATACTCGCTCATTTAATCGCTCCGTTAGTAAGTGCCATGCAACAGCCGCCACTTGCGGTACTTGTCCGTTTCCAATGGCTTTATTTCTGTCCAGTCTTGCGGCCACCCCATCAACCATTCTTGCAGGTTCGGGTTGATTGAAGATGGTACATATGTCCCATTTTCCTTGGCGGTGCGTCTGACCCCCGAACCCCCAGCGTTGCCCCCACCAGTTCCCGTTGTCGGTGTTGGCCATATTGCTTCTTTTCGTTTTTTCAACGCTTTCCTGCTGTTGCTCCCCCCGCTCGAACCCGTTGTCGGTGTGTGAAAGAACTTTTCGTTGTCTGGCAACAATCCAAATTCTTTTTCTGTGGTGTTTAGCCCCAATGTCTGACGCTCCAAGCACTCCCCATTCCGCATCGAACCCCATGTTGGCCAAATCCCCGAGAACTGTTCCCAATCCTCTATGAGTGAGCATTGGTGAGTTTTCCACAAAGACAAACTTGGGTCGAACTTCGCAAATGACCCTTGCCATTTCTCGCCACATTCCTGACCGTTCCCCGTCAATTCCTGCACCTTTTCCTGCGGCAGATATGTCTTGGCACGGAAAGCCGCCCGAAATGACATCAACAATTCCTCGCCATGGTTTTCCGTCAAAGGTTTGAACATCATCCCAAATCGGGAAACTTTCAAGTAATCCGTCATTTTGTCTTGCGGCAAGTACGCAAGCTGGGTACTGTTCCCACTCAACGGCACAGATTGTTCGCCATCCAAGTAGTTTTCCCCCAAGTATTCCGCCACCAGCACCTGCGAAAAGAGCCAACTCATTCATGTTTTCCTAACTTTTTCTTTATAAGCATTTTTATGCGTTCTTCTTTATCGGGGTATTGTTTTAAAAGCCGCACGACTTCATCCCAGCCACGCCTTTTGGCTACGCCAATGTACCAATCCACAAGGTAGTTGTCAGAGTTGTTCTTCAAGTTGCTTTATCTTCTGTGAAATTCTTGCTCGCCATTGTTGCCAACCTTCCCCAGCGTATGCAGGACATTGGACTTCTGCGGCTTTTTTGATTGTTAGTTCTTCGCTGGAATACCATGGCAGTTCGGGCTTTTTAAGCTTTTTAACTTCCATATCCAGTTCATCTTCCCAGCGACCTTGATTAAGCCAAGTAGCAGGGTGTGGAATAAAGTCTTTTTCCGTCTGCTTTAGCTTCCAGTATTCCAAATGGTTTGGCAGGGCATCGTAGGCATCTTGCTGTTCTTGGCTACTAAGGCGTTGCCATGACTTTTCTGCCGCCCTACGACCCTGTTTACGGGGGTATAAAGCATAAAATTCTGCAAAGTTCATTTGATAGCCCTCACAATCACAGATTTGACCTCGTTTAACCAATGCTCGTTGCCAGCCATCATTTTTCTAAACTTGGCATCGTCACCTGAACCAATAGAAAATTCGTCAACAGTAAATCCAGCAAACTCTACTTGGTCACGCATTTTTTCAGGTCTTACAACCCGTGCGGCTAGGTTATCTTCTAGTTCTGTGTTGTCATTAAAGCGAACCATGTCGTTAATAAGCAATATGCCGCCATCAACTAGCACCCGATAGCATTCGTCTAACGCCACTTGTGCATTTAGCTGGCATAGCGTACTGGACAACATAACAGCATCTATGCAATCGCTAGGTAACTTTAATTCATGGGAATCACATAGGATTTTTACGCCATCAGGACAAAAACCAAGCTGGTATTCACTAATGTTGGTCATGACAAACTGCAAATCGGGGCGTTTTTTAGCAAATAAACGGCATATTTCCCCAATTCCACAACCATTATCAAGAACCACCGCATTTAAGGGTGGGTTAAGGGTGGCTAAAAGGTAGTCTGCTTGACCTTCATCAGTATCAGCGTACCAATGGGTCTGAAATACCCTGTCGCCCCTGTCCATAGCTACTTTTGTAGCCATGTTGACCAGTTCAAGATTAAAGTTGGGTTTCATTCAATTGTTCCCGTAATGCCGCACATTCTTCTTCAAGCTTTTTAATTTGGTCAGCTTGCTCTCTTAACATTTCTGAGGCAAATTCCAAAAACAAAGTGTCATCAAATATGTCATTTAATTTTTTGGCTAATTGTTTTGCTTTCATTGTTCTCATTGCAATACCCTCGGTGCTGGTGGGGATGGTGGGGTCATTGGAACGGTATAGCTAGGAATGCCGATAGCACCGCCAAAAGAATTGGTAATTTGGGTTGGTTGTACGGTCAACGGTGGTAAAGCAACGCCTTGTGGTGTGCTAACTGTTAAAGTTTGACCGTTTTGTTGCACATAAGCCTGTGTGTAACCTAGTGAATCTTGAACCACATAAGTTTGGGCTTTTGCTGGTACACCGTATGCAAGCATTGCACCAAGTACCGCACCTAATAAACAAGCACCTAAAAAGTCTTTCATTTTCTATTCCTTTTCTGTTTCACTCGTGATTGAGTAAAGCTAGTTTATTAAGGTAGCTTAACAATGTCAACATTTATTTGAATTTATTTTTAGTGTTGTTTTTTTACACATAGTTACCCCAAAGGTGATAGCACCCCATCCATTCAAGAAGTTTGACTTGAACTAATGCTCCCGAAGGTAGTGTTCATTCGATATAAGGTTGTCTATCACCATTGTCCTTATAACTTGTGTAGTCGCCACTCAACGCTACGGGGCTTGCTGTCAGGTGTAAACCAGCCCATCTTTTCTTTCCAGCGGGCGATTTAACCCCATTGCTATCGTAGGAAGTACGAAGCAGAAATAGAAAAACCCCTTTAGGTTGCTCTAAGTTGATACCGCTTACAAAATGGGTCGGTAGTCATTTAGTAAACGCTCAAAGCAACCCAAAAGGGTTTCATTTACCGACCTATATTGCCGCAGGTATCAATCTGCTTATTGCTAGTATAGCAAACTAATTTAATTCAGGCCAAATTAGCTTATAGGTCTTTGGAAATAAGCTTTTGCGGGTAATTAAACCGTGGCTTTCTTTCTCTAATGTAGCCGCCAGCACAATCAATTTATCTTGCGGAATTTCCCCGTTTTGCCACATGGACACGGCAGGTACAGATACCCCTACCAGTTTGCTGATACGAGTAGGGCCGCCAAGAAGTTTGATTACTGCTGTTGCGTTCATTCAGGTATCTTAACAAATAAACAACATTTTTTCAACTAAGTTGTTGACATTAGGTTTAAGGTAGCTTAATATCTAAGTACGGTATATGCCGTGTTAAATAAAGGAGTACTCGTATGAGTGAGCAAGATAAAGACTTTCAAAGCTTCCAAGAACATTTGGAACGCATTTTTAAAGACCTCGATGATGGGGTATTTATTACCGCAAACGAAATAGCAGATTTACGCTATGCCTGCGGACTTCCAGCCAAACGCAACAATCATGTCAACCCAGTATTGCGTGACATTGTGAATGACTTTTCAAATATTTTTGGAGCAAACAAATGATTATTTCAGACAACAGCAAAGAATTTAAAATCGCCCCAGCAGGGCTACACATGGCACGACTTTATTCCATTATTGACTTGGGACACCAAGCAACGGAATGGGCTGGCGAAACTAAAATTATGCACAAAGTCGTATTGACTTGGGAATTGCATGGTGATGACGATGCAGGTGAGCCGCTTAAAACCGATGATGGCAAGCCATTGATTGTATCTAAACGCTATACAGTATCTTTGGGCGACCAAGCACGATTACGCCAAGACTTAGAAGCATGGGGCAACAAAAAGATGACTGCCGAAGACCGTAAAAACTTTGATATGTCTAGTCTATTAGGTCGTTTTTGCATGGTCAACATTACGCATTCAGAAGACGGTAAATACGCCAATATCAGCGGTATTAGCCCAGTCCCATCAGCATTGCGTAACGCCCAGCCTGAAGGCATCAACCCTACCAAGATGTTTTGGTTGCAAAACTACAAGCAAGAAGACTTTGACGCATTGCCTAAGTATTACCGTGAAAAAATTACGGAAAGTAGCGAATGGCGTGGTCAAAAAGCCAAAAAAGAAGTTGCAGTAGAAACAGACCCAAAACTTGACGATATTCCATTCTAAGGAGCAATAAAATGAAAAAAGCACTCGCAACTTTAGTATTAGTTTTTGCAGTAGGCCAAGCAATTGCCGCTTGCCCACCTTATGCTCCATACCGTTGTGTTCAAGGATGGAACGGCAAGATGATTTGCGGATGTGGCGTATGAAAGCATTTCCAAACACAAAGTATGCCGAAGGCATGGATTTGCGTGATTATTTTGCAGGTCAAGTTATTGCTTATCTTGCAAAAAATTATAAAGAAGAATTGGCAGAAGATTTTGATAGCTGGGGTGATGATAACGACATTCCGCTTCCAAATTACGATTCTTTAAGAATTGCTCAAGAAGCGTATGCAATTGCAGATTCAATGCTAGAAGTTAGGGAAAGAAAACAATGATTGTTAAAGAAAAGGTGGCAGAAAGTGGTCATTGGTACGCTAAAGACGGCAGTCCAGCCTATACAGTTGTCGGCAAAACTGGGGAACGGAACACAACGCTCCGTGACGCAAGGAAACTTGGACTTTTGCCAAGTGTTACAACAATTATCAGCCAGCTATCAAAAGCAGGTCTTGATTCATGGAAACAGCAACAAGTCCTTTTAAGTGCGTTAACGCTTCCTAAAATGCCTGACGAACCCGAAGCCGATTGGTTGGCTAGGGTAATGAAGGATTCTAAGGAAACGGGTCGCCAAGCCGCTGATAGGGGTAATGCTATACACGGTATCATCCAGTCGTTTTATGAGGGCGTACTGGCTGATTACCCACCGTATGTGCGTAAAGTTGAACAACAGATAAACGAACACTTTGGCAATCAGCTTTGGACTTCGGAACGCTCTTTTGCTCACAAAGAAGAAAAGTACGGTGGTAAGGTGGATTTGTCTAGCCGTGCCGATACTGTACGGGGCTGGGAAGGTGCAGTTATTGACTTTAAGACCAAAGATGTCGCATTGGACAAAATAGATGTGTATTTTGAACATACAATGCAGTTAGCGGCTTATCGTCAAGGACTAGCCATGCCTACTGCCCGTTGTGCCATCGTATTTGTCAACGGCAATACCAATGAAACAAAGCTAATTGAAGTGGCAGAAGAAGAACTCCAAAAGGGTTGGGAATGCTACTGGCATTTGCTAAAGCTTTATTACATTAAGAACGGCTTATAATTAGGCATGGGCGGCAGGAGTAAACAAAATTTACGCTCCTTCACGGGACTGCTGACCCACCATTCTTAAGGGCGTTAAGCCGCCATAGTAGGATGCAGTAATTGGGTAATTTTGCGGCTTTCTGACCCATTGCTAGTAACTGCCAAATACTGCCCTGTTGTTTTTTCGCAATGATAAAAATATTTAGATAATTGTGCTTGACGAGTTAAGATAACTTAAGTATTCTGACTTTACTCAATGTTGAGTGATATAGAAAAGGAATAGAAATGGAATCTACACAACAACGCAACAGCCGCATTGCAAACGATGATTCAATGGCACATTCAGCGTTTAATCATGCAATTGATTTTTTTCGTGGTTTAGCAACATACGAAATTACCCCTTCTTTTGGCACATCTTTTGGTTACAAACAAGTAACACCAAGAGGTCAATTGTCAGGCTGGGCAAAAACTTATGAAGAAGCTGTTGCAAAAGTTGAAGCATTAAAAAATGCCGACAATTGCAACGGTTACACACGCCAACAACTTGGGGATTTAGTATGAGAACACCATACGACACGGGTAAGGTCAAGATTGGCCTTTATTACGAACCGCCTAAATATGTTGAACAAGACCCTGACATGATTGCCATACAGGGATGGTTTATTGGGTGCAACAAGGAAGCTAGACGCAATTACTGGGCAAATATGGTCTATTGCTGGATGTTGGCAATAGCGGTCGTTTTAATGATTATTTATGTCTGAACCCAAGACATTGCGAGAAATAGCTGAAAGTGAAGGAATCAGCCATCAAGCGGTGGCTGAGATTCTTGCACGGGCATTGCGTAAAGTAGAGAAAGCATTAGCCGAGCGTGGCATAAAAATTGAGGATTTGATATGAACAATGAACCAGTAGCGTGGATGCGTAAAACAGATATTACAGAGTTTTGCGAAGATAACATCGAAATGGCGGAAGGTGATTGGATTCCACTCTACACCCATCCGCACTCCGAAGAGAGTGTGAAAGCAAAGACACTAACAGATGAGGAAATAGATTATTGCTGGAGTCATTCGCATGGCAATACGCCTTGGATGAAACAAAAAGCATTTGCTAGAGCAATACTAAGAAAGGCACAAGATAAATGAACAATGAACCAGTAGCGTGGATGCGTTCTGATTGGAGCAGAGTTTCTTTATATGAAGGTGATTTATGCACTATTCCACTCTATACCCATCCACATCCCGATAATTTAGGTCTTGCTGAAAGCATTATTAAACAGCAACAAGCTGAAATAGCAAATTTAAAAGCTGGTTTGTTAAGCCACCATGACATTTATCCAGTAAAAGAACTAACAGATGAGGAAATAGATTCTATTTGGACTGAAATGTCAGAACAATGCGATGAAGAATTTATTGATATGAAGCAGTTTGCTAGAGCAATACTAAGAAAGGCACAAGAGAAATGAGGGTTGACCTCAATCGCCACGAACTGTTCCTATGCGAATACTTTGGCACGATGCGTAGAAAAAACGCTATGCAGTTCAACCATGACCGTCAGGTAAGCAAACAAGACCCCTATGAAATGGATATTGATGGTTTTAAGGGCGAATACATCGTAGCCAAGTACCTCAATATCATGGTCGATTTCTCAATCAATCAGAAAAAGAACCCTGTTGACCTGTACACCGCCAGCGGCAAGTCTATTGATGTGAAGTCCACTAGAAACAACAAAGGTGATGTATATGTCACCGAATACCACCGCAAAAGTCCGTGCGACTTCTACATATTGGTGGTTTTAGACGACACAGGCGGGGATATTGTGGGCTGGGTAGATAAAGACGAATTGTTTAACTATGCCACGCTAATACAGGGCAACCACCCATCTTACCGTTACGACCGTAACCGCTTAAACAATATCAAACAGTTTTAAGCAATAGCGTCAAAAGCCTTGTTTATTTTGGCTTTACGGTCTTCTATGCCGATATTCCCGCCATTGATGCGTTTAGTCATGGTTGTAATGTCATCAGCGTCAGCAAGGGCATTTAACCCTTTTTTGTTCCAAAACCACCCTGCACTTAAAGCCGCATATTTAGGAGTAGCCAGCCAATCAGGATTCCCAAGCAAATCCACACCAAGACCAAGTCCGCAGTTTGCATAGTTTTCCTTGCCTGTTAGCTGGAT